TGCTCGAAGTCGCCATATGGATTAGCCGACCACATTTGTATGCGTTCATTCCAAGTCATCATTTCCATCAGGTCGGGTGGAACAAGCGAAAACTCGACACATTCGGCTCTGAAAATCCAAATGCACGATGTTGTATTTTGTGCGAAGAATAATTCTACATCTTTGGGTAATTCTAAACCGTTTTCATTGCCTAGTTCGCCATCACGTAGGTCGGGTTGAATCAAATTGTGGCTATAACCACAAATCGGGAAGACTCGACCCATATCAGTCAAGTATGTATCAGTCAAGTATGCCGTGCCTCGAACCGGACAATCCAGTGCATCATCCGCATCCAAATTGTGATACATAAAGTCGGTGTATAAGTAGTTCTGGTTATTTTGGCCGCCAGTGCTTACGCTAGACCACGTCGTATATGCCCGGCATGTGCTTCTCGTCTCATTGCAAACCGAGCTGACTGATGTTGCATTGCGTTCGCCGGGTTCACCCGATAAATAAACCGTCTGGGCCATTTGTCCTGTTTTCTCCGGATTTTCCTGGTCATAAAACATGATATGCAACGGGTGTTGAAATGGTAAATGTCTTTTGCGATATTCGAGCATGCGAATAATCGGCGCGGCGAGTTGCGTGAATCGGATAGAAGTAGCCATTGATGTTAGATTATTAGATTGATAAATTGTTGGTTGCCGTAAAGCGAATACATACCATTCTATTTGAAAAAAGTATTTCAATTTTATGCGATATATTACAACAAAAAAATACAATATAACTATTTAGCAAAAATAATATATAAAAAATTAGTGCGTTTATATTTTATAATTCTATAGTAAAAAATGAATGAAGAAAATAATGTCCTCACAATTAAAACGGTTCAAATCCAGCCAATCCGTAATATGATTACGGCTATAAAGGACATTTTGACTGATGCGACCATCACATTCACCAAAGACGGACTCAAAATCATCAATTTTGATAAAACCCATACAATCTTGGTAAATGTCGTATTGAATTCTCACAAGTTTGAGCAATATACGATTGGTCCCGATAAAATCATTGTATGTGCGAATACTCTTCATTTGTTCAAAGTGATATCTACCATGTCTAATGATGATACGTTATCCATGTATATTGAAAACGCCGATTATCATGATGGAATTGTATCGCATCTTGGTCTGCAGTATGATAATGGGGATATTAAGCAGTGTTATAGTCAAAAATTGAGATTAATTGAACCTGATACAGAAGAGTTGGTCATTCCCGATGTGGAATATTCAACTGTGATTAATTTACCTACTTCGGACTTTCAAAAAATCATACGCGATTTGAATGGTATTTCGGACCGCATAGAAATCAAATCAGTGGGCAATGATTTGATTTTTTCGTGTGAGGGGAATTTCGCCAGTTCGCGAATTTATCGGTCGGAATCGGATGGATATATGGAGTTTATCCAAAAACCGGATGCGGCCGTCATTATTCAAGGAGAATTTTCACTGAAAAGTTTGGCTCATTTTATTAAATGCACGCCGTTATGCAGTCATTTGGAAATGTATTTAGGGAATGATTTGCCGTTGATTGTTAAATATGATGTGGCGTCTTTAGGCGAAATCAAATTGTGTTTAGCACCTTTGCCTCCATCGTAAATTCTTTGTTTGCGAGATTTGCCGCCCGTTACTTGACCGTGCATTTTATGTCCATACATCTTTTTGAATGGCTTATACACATGAGTATCTAAAACCGAATTAGTATTCCAATTCATATATGACGGCATTTTCGCACGTCTGGTCCTACTTTTTCTACTCTTACTATTTTTTATACTATTTTTTACCATTATATGATATATAATAATATATTCTAAATCCGCACGACATATGCTCTCAACAATACAATTGTAAATAATATATTACAATTGTATCCATAATAATAAGTCAATAATCAAAATTCGGGTTCATGTTTTTTAAATAAACACCCCTGTTTAGATAAATTATTAATAGGAATAATAATATTGGGGTCTTGAATGCTACAATCTTTCATCCAAATCTTAATAATGCAAAAGTTTTTTTTCGGTGAAATCGTAATACCATTCATTATCGGGTTATATTTAGAATCAATACACAAAGATTCACCACACAATGAATAAAAAAGGGATTTCCATACGGCAGGAACTTGTTTATTAATGACTTTAAATGAAAAACATCCCCCGTCACGATTTTTGGGGTCTTCCCACATTGGCGTTATTCCTTTACGCATAACAAATAACATGCTATGTTTCACAATATTTTCCGACATATTTTCATTGATGGATATCATTTTTTCTGCCGAATCTATATCGGGCATAATGGTTTTATAACTGGATAATTCCCAATTTTTATCGTGTGGTAAATGGTAATATAAATTCCATTTACCAAGCAATTCGTGTCGATGTGTATTACTCATCGCTCCCTGGTATTATGCCTATATATATTTTATGATATAAACTTTATATTCTTTTTACTGTATATTCCATTTCGCCTAATAAACAATATTGTTCGCTATTCATAGTAAATTGTTTAATATTATTATCCATCAAATTCAATGCATAATCCAAATCAAATATGAACGATTTCACTTGATATTTTAAACATCGCAAAACAAAAGTCGCCGATAAAATCTCATTTCCTATCAAGTATGCATTTCTCGGAATATCCAAATAAATCGTCGTCGTCATCTTAGGATGTGTATATTCTATGCTCAAAAACCTAATTTTGGAATTTTTGAAATCAAATTTTTGCGAATGACTGCCGGTCACCCTGGATAGATTCCTATATACATATTTATCGCCAACTTTCAATGTATATAAATCTATCGTTGTATTATTCAATGATAATTTATTCACTTTTGCAGTTAGAAAATCTAAAACATTCGCACATACTTCGGCCGGTTCACTTTCATCAAAAAAATCGTATTTTTCCTCATATTTGGCGGCGACAGATTGTGTTAGTATAATAGATGATATATTTGTCCAATTCGTATTATTCGGTTCAACCCTATAATTATAACATGCCGATTTAACGAATTTAGTCACGTTTCCCAATATTTGACCTGTTTTATATAAAAAAGGCGTATTTTCATATATTCGGTTAGCCTTCATTTTTATCAATGTTGATATCTTGGTAGTAAACATGAATGTGTTTAACATGATTAATTGGACCGAGGGATTAGTTGCTACCCATAGTATACATGGTTTTATATATGATATTATGCGGCCAATGGATTGAGAGAATTCTGCTAAAAACGACATTATGTGATATACTATATCATACAATATTTATATTGATTTATCTGAGTATATTACAACAATTTACCATAACAATTTATCCGCTAGCCATCCATTAGACCACCGTTTTTTTCGGTCCTTATTATGTCGGATTTTGTATAATCGTCGTCGGCTTTGAGCGTATTTTTTACCATTGTTTATCATATACGTCGGGTAATCGTTCATACCATTAGCACCGACAGATGCTATCTTTTTACTGTGTTTGAAAATGTCGATTTTTTTCGTTTTATTTGTAGATGGCTTGACTGTGAGTCCATATTTATTCGCTTGTCTATATGTATACTTTTTGATTTCGTAAAGCATTCTAGTATACTATTACACTATTATTTCATTATTTAGTTCACTTATAATATTACTTATAGCACCTATAATTGTGGCTTTTGGTTGTTTACGTTGAATTAAAAATATAACATTAAATAATAAATTAGTCAAAAATTGTTTATGCGTAATTGTTACACTATTTAATAGTGAAATAATATTATATATCGCAGTTACGACGACATATTTCGGTTGGTTTGACTGCACTGCAGTAATAATACCATATAAACCATTTATTAAAAGATTTATTGAGGGTATATTTGGACAAGGTGTATGTGTAGGTGTAGGACCAGCTGAAACAGTCGGAGTCGGTGTCGGTGTCGGTGTATGTGTAGGTGTAGGTGTAGGTGTAGGCGTAGGTCCGGCTGAAGCAGTCGGAGTTGGAGTCGGAGTCGGTGTAGGTGTAGGTGTAGTTGTATGTGTAGGTGTATGTGTAGGTGTAGGTGTAGGCGTAGGTCCGGCTGAAGCAGTCGGAGTCGGAGTCGGAGTCGGTGTAGGACCAGCTGAAGCAGCCGGAGTCGGTATAGGTGTAGGACTTGGACTCAACTGCGGTAATACATTTAACACATATTGCCCTTCTACATTACCTGGTGGGGAAGTATTCATAGTAATATCTGCCGCATCAGTTACCATATTTATAGAAAATCCTAGTCCAAAGTTGGTGCTAGCAACCCATACCAAACACGTGAAGTGTCCCGTCGCTTCGGAAAACCCGGGATTATTAAAATCATACAACTTGACTTCGTTATACCACATATCTACGCTCTGTTTCATTAATGCGATTACATCGGTCCCGTATCCTTGTAAATACGTCAAATTTTCGCCATATGATGTTGTTCCACTATGTGTAAATAAATTATTCGTTACCAAATAATATGACCAATTCTGGGCGAATAAAGCGATTGTTTCATCCCAGATTAGCGGCGGGGCTTGGTGAATTGCTCTATATGCATTTATATAATTAGTCATTTCATCTTGATGTGCGAGTGTTAATATGGGTTGAACAATTGTAGACATGTTTTATATATAATATAGTAGATTTTATATTATATAGCATATTCCTAAACATTATTTTTCAGGTTAGCATACTGACTGCTAATTGTGATTACAAAAATACAATTGTAATCACTGAAAAATAAATACTAATTGAAGGCATTCGGCAAATCATAGAATTTATCATTACCATAAAATATATAAGAAAATGCTCGTTGCGATAATCCGATATCTATTCCATCGCTACTTCCCCTAGCCGTGCGTATATTTTCATTTTGCGTCAAGTTAGATAGACCCGGAAACATGCACGTGATTCGCTTTTGAGCTTTGCGGATATACAAAGGCACTGTATTATCATCATTCAATATTTTGTTGAAATTCTGGTAATATGCAATTTTATCCAAATCATCTTTGTTAGTCAACTTCAGTTGGATTCGCAAATGGTCTTCTTTACCGTAATTCAATGTCCCAACATGAATCAAATTCGCATTGAAAATAATCACATCGCCTTTCCCGCATACCATATTTATCACGGGGTCCGACATATTCACGCTATATGAATCGCGTTCTTTATGGCTTGTCGGAATAACGCCCAAACATTTATCCATATCTTCCAAATATACCAACATTGTGTATGATGGATGTTGCTGGCCGTCATTGAAGAAATCGCCGTTATTATCGCGATGACATGTATGGACTGACGACTTTTTTATTACCCAAATATAATCTTGGAAAACATATTGGGAACTTGTGCTATCATACATACACTTTAACAATTTTGGATGCTGAAGTAATGCCGTTTTCGCCGTTTTATAATCGTCTTTATCGCAATGTCTGACCAATTCGGCGACTTCATGCTCCGTGAAAATCTTTTTATGAATGCATATGCCGTGTTCTAGCAAATTGTATTTTTGGGGGTCGTCAATTATATCCGCATAATATACGAAATATTGAATTATATGAATCAATATAATAATGATTAACGCTATAAATATATAAGTTCTTGTCTTCATAATTTATATATTATTGCTAAAATAATGGATACATACATTTACATATATAGGGCATTACTGTAACTGCATATGTGCATACAGATTTACAATTGTAATTTGTAAAATTGAATTACTGTATATGTAATATAATAAAAATATAATAAATCATGTCGGTTGAAGATATACCATATAACACCACTATTTCTTGTAAAATAGAACATTGTTCATTTGACTGTTTAGATGAAGTTGCGATAAATACCATATTCAAAGATGGACGAGTATTTTCTCATTTCATTGAAAAATGGTTAGCTGAAAAATACCCATTAGTTCATATATCTGGATGCAAAAGTTATGATTTTACACATAAAACGGATTCGTCTATTTTATTTGATCAAAAAACGTTTACTAAGAGCGGGTGTAAATTTTATCCATCCAATATGATAGGCGTTGGCCGAAAATTCAACAAAGAAATATTTGAAGAAAAAGCCAACGGTTTAGTGTATATTATTGTTAGTAATATTGATTTTCCAGAAATAAAAATAAAATTTGTGAACGGCAGTGACCTATTATTGATATATCCAACTGGTATTATACCACTAAATAAATTTAGCAAATTCTTTGATTAGTTCTTGTTTTGATATAGATTTAGGGCCGACTGTATTGTTAAACTCATATTTAGATGGGCTCAAACTCTGTATATTTTCATCACGGCTTTTTCCATTTGTAAATTTGATGAAATAATGGGATTGCTCGCTTTTTTCATCAATATTTGTATCTATTTTACCCGCGTTTACCCCCACTCGGCGAAATGAAATATCGGGCATATTTGTTTTTTCAACAAATTCAAAATTACGGGGTTCCAGTTTTTCAACGATTTCTCTATGATACGACTTCTTTACCCATATTTGAAATAGACTAGGCACATTATATTCCACATTATTCACCAAGAATGAATTCTCTGGTAAATCGGTTTCATATAATAGATGAAAATTTAGTGGAAATGCTTTCTTCAAACTATCTTTCTTGAAACTTTTAGGCAAAATGAATGAAATACTATAGCAGAACTCACATGATTTTTTGATGAATTTGATGGCGAGTGATGATTGTCGGCCAAATGGTGGATTTCCTATTATATGGATATCTTGGTAAACCGATGTAAAATCTTTATAATTCAAAGTCAAATAATCTTGTTGTATGATTTCATCATTTGCTGGTTCCAAATCATAGAACCTATAATTGGGAGATATGGATTTTATGCATTGCATAAATGCACCGTCACCTGCACTTGGTTCTATTATCAGGTCATTTTGTCCAATTGCGATATATTGCTGTATAAGTTGTTTACAACATTCAACCGTCGCATTCTTAGTATAATATTTATCAATAGGATTGCGACTAAGACCTTTAGTTTGCATTTGTATAATACTAAGCCTTAATGGTGTCTGTTTATTTCAATTTTACACCTATTCATATACATCTATAGTGTATATGAATTAAAATATGCATTATTTAGCCGAATCTATCTTTGTCGGACTCTATAGTTGCATCATCTTTTTACTAATTAGCCAAATTTTCACAAATTACACATGGATTTTGTTTTGCACAGGATTCTTGAAACATTTTTCGGGATATGTATTTGGAATACAAACATACTATTGTAATCATGGTTTGGCTTGTTCCAACCGCAGAGAACAAAAAGAAAAATCCAAATATGAAGCCAAGATTCCGGATGACCGATTATTGATAGAATGTATATTAGAAGGCATTGGATATATTGTGTTAGGTTCATTTTTTATTCTATTTATCAAGAATAATTTATTGGCGGATTTTTGCATCGGAGCTTCAATGCATATATTAGCCGAAATCTTTGGAATTCATCGTTATTTTTGCGAGACACATTGTATTATGGTCTAGATGTCCAACGACATTACATTCTTATCTGACCTTTGCTTGCGGCGATTCGTGCGTTTCGGCATATTCGCATTCTGCATATCTTTCATAGACCCTATACTAACTAATGAATCGTTATCATCATTCACAAACTCATTTGTTGGAACTGATTCATTCGTCACGACTTCTCGGGTCTTAAGTCCGGCCAAGATATTATTTATATCAGTATTCTGGGGTCCTCTCATCTCATTACGCTGCTCATTACGCTGCTCATTACGTGGTCCTTGCATATATGATGGTTGCGGTTGTCTCGTTGATGGTTGCGGTTGTCTCGTTGATGGTTGTTGATTATCATTTAAATCAATCCCCGATTCCCTAAACATGGCCCCACGACCCGCCGAAATATCAGGTCGATTTCCGGGATGTTGGGTATATTGCATACCGGGTCTTGGGGGTCCGGCCTGACCTTTGGTTTCTACGGGTGCCGGTGGTGCACCATAAGTGGTTGAAGGATTAGAATTCGGGTTCGTCATATTATTCGCAAAGGCAAACCCCGGGTTCTGTTGGCTCATAGACTGCACGGTTGCATTCGTAAACATTTTCATTAATTCGGGACTCTGGCGGATAACATCATTGAATCCGGGGGTTGCCGACGATAAAGCCTTATTAGTAATATTGACGACGGCCGCTGAAAAGCCAAGACGCAATAGTAGCGAAACCTCGGGGGACAATTTACCGCCTTTGTATTTTTCGTGTAATTCGGAGAAAATCTCTTCATAACTATCAATATCTTCACTTATTTGTTCACCCCATCCATCCAAATTCAAATCAAATGGATTAAATGCCGTATTCGCATACTCAACCGAATTAATAAACGTCATGAACCACCACCCCTGTAGCTTGATACTATCCTTTTTGCGTTTATCTTCCAAGGCAGTCTCATATTCATCTTCAATCTCTTCATATGCCGAATCCATATTGAAATGTGATGCGTGTTTAATAAGCCCTTTTTCATACCACTCTTCCAATTTTTTAATCATTGCCCGTTTTTTGCGACGTTTTTCGCGGTCAGTCATCTTGGGAACCGATGAACCGGATAGGGGGACTTCAGACATCTTGGAAAATCCATCCCAAGTTTTGGTATTTCCAATACTTTCAACAGTCGCTTGTCCTAAATTGGAATCATTCGGTTCGGTGCTAGATAAGGTTTTATTTGTATTAGGACTAGGACTGGTAGTTCCATAATTGAAAAAATTAGAAGCAAAACCAGACAAAGTTTTCGTTTCTCCCCCACCACTACCACTACCACTACTACTACCACTATTCCCACCAAAAAAACTGCCGCTACTAGATGTAGCCGAATTTGTTGAAGCCCCAGATAGAGCATTTAATTCATTCTCTAAATTATCCAAATCACCTAAATCCATACTAATATTATTGGATAAAGATGACCGTTTTTTATCATTCATTAATAATTCTATTCCGGGACCGAAGTTGACTGACGGTTTTGACGATACATCCCCAAGATTTAACTTCATCGGTTCTAAATCAGATAATCCTAAATCAATAATTTCCATAGTATTTATGATAATAATACAATTTTTATATTTAAGTTCTCCGCATCATATATTTATTTATCAATTTATCATTTATGCAAATCTTGGGAAAGTCGTGGTTTTTATTTGGAAATGATATAAGAATTCGTTTGTATAATATTTTTGTGTTTCATATACCAAATACCTTGTAAGAAACAATCGGCCAAATCGTCTTTCTTTTTTGATAATATATCACTTTCCCATACTTTTGACCAAGAATTCAACGTCGTATTTTGTTCCAAGAATTTCACACAATGATATACACCATCTATTTTGTGTTGTTTGTATGCACTATTACCAGATGCGGTCACTTCCGTATCTAATCCTTTGAGTTTATTAGAAGAAGATACAAATTCAATAGATAAAGAATAATGCGAATCGGCTAGTCCATCAAATTTCATTATAAAGTATTGAGCCAACATTCCCTGTATGGTCTTCATGCGACTAGCAATCGGGGAAATTTGATTTTCCATAATAACATGGGTAATTTCACCTAAATTCGCAACTTGGTCTAAACACGTTTTCATATTTCGGCCTATAGTAATCAAATCTAAGGTCGACGCATTTTGTTCTTTCTTGGGAATAATCGGATTATAACATTTAGTTTCAAAGAAAATGTCCATTGTGTCCAATATTGTTTTTTTAAGTAGCTTTTTCTTAGGGTCTTTCTTCGGGTCTTGGTCAAGACTATCTAAAATATTGAATTCTTCACATATTTTCAATAACTCTTCTACCTTTTGTTTTTTCAAGCTAACCAAAGAATAACACTTCTTGGGAATCATCCAATCATTATTTGATTTCGCATGAGTTTCGCAAAAATACGAACCATTCTTTTGATACTTGGCTTTTTTATTACATATATTGGACTCCTTGGACTCCTTGGACTCCTTGGACTCCTTGGACTCCTTGGACTCCTTGGACTCCTTGGACTCCTTGGACTCCTTGGACATAACAAATTCATTTTTCAACTTTTTATTTTGGTTGACCTTCTTCATTTTTTTTATGGATTTTCCCAAGATACAATTACAAAACACCATCGGTTCTTCCTTTTGCAGTAAATTTAACATATTCCAATCTTGGATAATAATATTATCATGTTCATCTAAACACATAATACAATAAGCCATATTGCGAATACCAATATCAAAACTGATGATTTTCATGCGATTTATGATAAATATAAGCTATCATGTTTATATTTATTTATGTATAGTAAATTATTGTCTGAAATTTAGCAACTGTTCTTGGGTAAGAATCGGTGCAACTTTGCGAGAATCCAACTGTTCCCGAGTCAAATATTGTTGTTTTAAATCCGAATCTTGGTATCCCGACGGTCGTGTATCATCATAAACCGATGCATAAGAATACGGGGAATTTGCGGTCTGACTAGGTAAAAGTTCCGGAAGCATCGGTATATGATATCCCGTATCATTGCATGTATCTTTAAAATTGCGTTCGGTAATTTTGTAACCATGTTCAGTCAAATATCGGCGATATTCCCAATTCGTCTTAATACCATTCTTTCGTATTAAATGGTCATTAACGGCCGATTCGGGTTGCCATGAAGAAATCACGGCACGCCCATCCGCCATCATCGGAGGAAATTGCGGATATTGATTATTCGTATTATATCCTAAAGTAGATTGGCCTTCATTATTATCATTATTAGTATCTAACCTGGATAAATCGGAAAGAAATCGGAACATTTTTGATTTTACTATCTATATTTATGGGATATATATTTTTTATTACACCTTTGAAGATTTAACCGTTAACCGTTAAGCTACCAGAAAGGACACATGTGTCCTTTTTGTAGCTTTAGGCATGCCTTCAAATATTTCATGACCATTTATGGTCATGAAATATTCATAGTAACCCCGAGAAAATCTTACAGATTTTCTGGGGTTATGAAGAAAGAAGTTATCTATGTAGAGAAATCAAAAGTAATCAAGCAGTTTTACCGAATTGCTATAAACAAAATATACTACAAGTCAGTAAAGACTAAACTTTGAAATATTTATTTCGTATTTTTGTGCGAACTTAAATCTTCAAAGGTGTATAATGATGCTTCCAACATACTCAACAATTTAGGTCGTTTTAATTTAGCGGGTTCAGTAGACAATCCTTTTTCAATTACTTTTGCCTTTAATTCAGATAGACTCATATTATTGTATATAGTCATAGGATTGACTGCAACTGGATTTACAAATTGGGATATCGGTGCAATTTCTGATATTTTAGATACTTCTATAACTGGTTCTGCTATTATATGTATTTCATCTAATTGAACTTCAGTAATGATTGGGTCAGTAATGTTAATATTGATGATTTTGATATTATCATCACCATCATCATCATCATCATCACCATCACTATCTTTATCAGATACCATTATTTTGATATTATTTGATGGATTTATATCTACGGCAACATCAGAGCCCGCATCAGAGCCCGCATCAGAGTCCGCATCAGAGTCATCGGTATATTCCGATGCTGAATCGGATGAAGATGAATCGTCTACATTATTATTGGTTGGGTTATATTCGGGTATATTAGCTAAATTAGATTTAGTAATAGAGATTGGTCCAGTATTTCCACTAAAAAATGGCGGCGATGGTTGCTGTTGCGACATACTTTGCTGCATACTTTGCGGCATACTTTGCGGCATACTTTGCGGCATCATACATTGAAAACAATCCCGTTTTATTAGTCCAATCTCTTTTACTATATTATTAATAATTTCAAACATGGTATTTCCTTTTTGTTCTATCGTAGTTAGACGTTGTTTAAAATGATAAACCAATAATAAAATCAATACAAAAGTTATGCCTAAACTAATAAAGAAAAAAGTCTCAATAAAATTAAAAACACCCATTTTACTATACGAATACATAATAACATCAATTATAGAACGAACGCGATATTTCACAAAATAATGTATAGTATATTAGTATACGCAAATGGAACAAGAAGCCTCATTAATAAATACTTCATCATCCCCATCTTTTGATAATAATACTATAATTATTATTGTATTAGTTATATTATTACTTTTATCATTTTTAGGAATAAATATGTTGACTTATTCAGGTAATTTCTTACAATCAGTCACCAATATATTTGAACCCATATTTGTGCAATTCTTTTCTTTTTTGGGGAATATTACAGGTAAAACACTAAATACGGGGGCAGATACAGTCGGCGTTACGGCTAAAACCGGCATTAATATAGCAGAAGGAACGGTGCACTCTATAGGTGATTTATTGCAAAACAAAAGTAATCCGGGAATAGATAATGAACAGCCATTATCACTATCTTCATTATTACCCCCGGGTCCACAGGGTCCACCTGGACCACCCGGCCCACAAGGAACCATAGGACATTCCGTGTCTGTGCCTGCACCAGATAGTTCCGAAAATCCAATTCAAAACCCAATAACATCATCTAAAACCCAATGGTGTTTAGTTGGCGAATATCAAACTAAACGTGGATGTATAGAAGTCACTGAACAAGATAAATGTATGTCGGGCCAAATATTCCCTACTCAACAATCATGTTTGAACCCGACTATTGGTAATGGAACGGCCAATTATTATACACTGGGACGCATGGGTCCGGCTGGTCCATCGGATTATATTAATACGGGTTATTATACTAATTCTTCTCATTATAACGGTGATAATACAACAAATGCTAGTGCAACAAAATCCGCCGGTGAAACAAAATCTGCTGGTGCAACTGGACAAGCCGGCACGACAGGCACAAATAAATAAATAATATTTATATAATTTATCAAAAAATTATATAAATATTGGTCCATTTGTCTACTATAGAATATAGAAAAATGAACTATGATAAACAATCGTATAATTTGTATGTAATACGGTTAGAAGACGAACATTATTTTATTCACGTGCAAGCCGATAAAGAAGGCGAATTCGGTGCGGTTGAAATAATGAATAATTGCATAATATTGTATGATTTTATCAAAATAAATAAACCGATAGAAATCATTGAAATAATAAATCAAGTGAATTTTCTGCAGATTGACCGTTGTGTTCTCAAATATATGCAAATGTTTGGTATTAATTATGTGCGTGGCGGATCATATATTACACCAATTTTGCCTGAGTATATGTTACAATCTTTGACTGACCAATTCAAAACTATGACCAGTTTACCGTATGAAATACAAAAACAAATTGATTTAATTGAATCGTCCCCCATAAATAATGAACAAGTAATTAACCTTCATAATACCAGCGATTCCGCAAGGAATCGCAATGGTATTACTTGTTTATGTGAGAGACCATGTATGGTCTCTCACATAAATGAAGGCATGCCTAAAGCTACCAGAAAGGACACATGTGTAAATGGTCGCTCTTTGAGCGACCATCCACTGGTTAGCCCCCAAAGGGGGCTATTAGTCCTTTCTGGTAGCTTAACGGTTAATAAATATACAAAATATCAAACCATGAAAACCCATTATAATACGGTTAAACATTTAGATTATAAAAAAACGAACACCGATTTGGCTTGGTTAAAATGCACGATTTTAGACGTTCTAGATTTAGATATATTATATACCAAATTACCTGCCGCCCCATCAGCATTATCTTTAACCCATATAAAAAGACATAAACAAGGAATTTATAATAGATATTCGCATTTAATAGTGAATCTTAAAAAACTACCAAAAATATATGCTCAAATCGCCGAATTTACGGGAAAAGCCATGGATAAGAAATTCTTGGAAAAACGTGCACAAATTTATATGAATAATCCCGAATTTGTATTTGATAATTATGTATATCATGCAAATACGCCCAATTTTAATAGAGCTGATTCGGATGAATGGGCCAAACAATTCGCATTAATAGAACATTTATTTTATAGTGTGATGAATCATATTTGCGAGATTGAGTTTGACTTGTCTAATTACACAAATAGCTAAAATAAGTCATTATATTGCACGAATGACCCATTAGAATAAGGCACATTTGGACTACTAACAGATATTACATTCTTTTTATCATCCATTGTCGCCGGGTTTCCAAAAGCTTTAATGTTACCCGGACTTAAATTGCAAAATACTCCGGCTTCAAATGCCGTGATTTGACTCGCCTTTGAAATATTATACGAATAATTAATCTTTAATTTTATCGTATAATTATATCCAGGTTGGGTTTTTAATACTAGATTGTTAATTTGCAACATCCCTACATAATCTACTGCATAAAATATATTAGGACTAGTCTTATTGGGATTAACAGTTACAGTGGCGAATGTTTGTGTGCATGTATTAGACGAAGTTACCAACAAATCATTTGCATACACTTTTACAGATACGCCAGTAATATTTATATCAATCATAGACACATCAGTTGGTCGTGGATGGTCATATGTCTTTGTGATAGGATTATATATGGGTAAAATATAATTACCTTGTGCATCATATGACCCCGCACCATTTAATCCTCTGCACCATATCGCAATCGGTGTAGAAATCGTAAAATTAGATACATTTTGTTTCATACTAGTTGAAATTAACATGGACCCTAATTCGGTTTCTTCTGATTGAATATATGTATTTGTGAATACTGCGGCCGTAGTATTTAAATATAGGATTTCATTTGTCGTATAAATAGACCATGCCGCGGGTGGAGGACTATTAATAATGCCCGATGACCGATTATTTACGATACCCGAATAATTATATAATGGAATTGATGGGTCATTATATAAATACATGGGTGGGCCGGGCACATCGCAAGCCGTAGTTAATGTGGGTAAATTTTTATTTGTCGCGCAATTCAAATCCTTTAAAGCATATGTTAATGCATATTGGGATACATTTGAATTTATTTTATTATTTGCTAAATACGAATATAATTGGGTTTTGGTTTGCGAATTGGTTTTACTATTTTGCGTGACTCCATTATATTTCAATATTTCGGCTTTTCTTCGCATATCCAGTTGCATATTGGTATATTTGCGATATGGCGAAAATGGAATATTGAGTCGCGATGGTGGTATATTGAAATTTGCTGTATCCTTCTTCTGTTTTAAAACACTCGCAATAGTAGCACATATTGATGCTTGTGCACTGGTCGGGTTAGACATAATATAACATATAAAGTTATATTATGATTTTCGTAATATTATCTAACAAGCTACCAGAAAAGTTATAGTCTGCTTGTATACCAGGTATTTGATAAATAATAAGGAGCTGTCGCTGTCCCGCTATCACTGATTGAATTGGATGCAGTAGATGTATTCGGTCCGCCCATAACTACTGTATTAATATCAAAGGATGATAGTGCATGGTCATAGCAAATCAAATTTGATAAATTGCCTGAAAACCCACCATTCGCACATACATTCACGTCAAAATAATTTTGTTTGGGAACGGCCGCTAATACCGTTCGCGATAGGATGGTTCCACTTACATAAACATCTAAAACCAAATTTTCTATACGTATCATCACATTTACCCATTTATTCATGGGTATACCGGAAATGTCTATTGATTGTTTAGGTTTAGTATTATCAACCGTATCCATCATAACAGTTAATGTATTTTCATTACTACTAGATGTTATTGGCTTTAAATAAAGGCCTGGACCATTTGCTACCGGCGAAATACCGGATACATCGGTAGTAGGACTATCACCTTTATTGAATATATGTTGGCTATATACTTTATCATTGCCTGATTTAATTAATAGCCATACTGACCACGTCGCTTCAATCCCGGTCTGTTGATTATTGGAACGATTTACCATTGCTGCATTTGAGTTCTTGGGGTCTTGTGAGATAACGAGAGTATTTGACCCATTAATCATACCACTAACTAAATACGGATTCTTAGATGGTTGCATGTAATAACCGATTAATATAATGCCTAAATTAAGAATAAACATAAACCCGATTAATACTAATATTAAAAATGCGAATTTGGCTATAATACTATTAGAATTAAGGAATTCTTGGCTAGCATCAACTGCACTTTTGCTAGAAAATTCATTCAATGTATTAGTAACGGATTGACGGGCTGATGTTGCCGCATCGGCAACTGAATTTAATCCGGCAACTGCATTTTGTTGAAGTGCCTGAGGGTCTAATCTGACTTCAGGTAATTGTTCTGCTATCGGTTTTTGAAAATCCATAGTTGTTAAGTTATATTATATGTATAAAATATATAATATATTATATGTGGTAATATATGCATCTTCTATATCTTGACCTAAAATAAAGTAAATGTGCGTTGAGTTACGCTATCTTTGATTAAATCCACATTCACACCATAAGATGAAAATGCCTTGCTTAATGAATTGCCGCCATTTCCGGCTAAATAACTTGACCAAACATCCTGGGGATTTACTGAGGTTGATGTTCGGGTAAATCCGGCAATTAATGCATCAAATGTACTGCCCCCAATGGTTACTGCTGATGACTTGGGATCAGTTGCAATGCTTGAAGGTTGTATACCAGTCAACTCAACTGATTTTATTAATTTTCCATCTAAATAGAAATCTACATACTTACCATTTTGAACATTTATCACTATATACACCCACTTTTGAATAGGGAAATTATTAGTTAGTTGGAAAGATTCAGGTACAGTAGCAGAGTTTGTATATATACCACACGTTAATGTTGAACTCGTAGTTGAATTATAAGATAAATCTAGTGGCGGAAGTTTTGATTTATTCGTAGTAAAAATGTTATATTTAGCAGAAGTAGGAACTGAATTTATATATATCCAAAGTCCATATGAATAACTATTTGTGCCTGGATTATCAGTGACTGGTACAGTTAACTCCGTTTTCAAACTCGTTTGATTCGTCAATGTGCTGGTAGATGTTGATAAATATTGATATACTACATAAAGTATAATAATCACGACAATGCCTAAAATAACATATAAATAATTCATTACCGATTTATAGTATATTGCGATAATTTATTTTCTATTTACTATACAGTTTTTATGGTTGGTGGATTTTTCTTTGCGAGAAGATTATATGAATTTGCGATTTGTCTTTGTGATAAAGGGACTTTACTGTAAGTCACATTACATATCGCTCCATATAGACCATTTGAACTGCCTACCGTTATTTTGTCTGTAGATTTATATGTTGGAAATTTATTAGTTAAAGGACAACTTCTCTCTAAAACTCCGTTTATAAATAAATCGGCGACATTATTATTATAATTTATCACAAATTGATTCCATTTTTGACTAGGCACATTGATTGTATATGAAGCATCATATGTGATATCCGAAAAATAAACAGTATAATTATTTAAATTATTTGATGCATCATACTTGTATGTTATTCTTGGTTTTGAATGAATAGCATCATATCCATAATTAAAAACTTCAGTATCTTTTGTATATGCTGCCGACGATGTATTATGTGGATTCATATAAATCCACATGGATAAACAATAGTTTTTATTAAATTCTTTATTAAATTCACTTCCCTCACTTTCCGGGTTTTCTGCTATTTTAGCTTGTGCAGTCAAATCATTGGAATTAATCGGATTTAATACATCATTACTTTTAGCTAAAATAATCTGCCCCGCATCTAAAAATATCGGCGTATCTTGTAATACCAATGCATCTGGGACCAATACTTTATTAATTAATATAGGAATATAAATATAACAAATAATTAATATGATTTCAATAATAAATAGAATAAATACTATATTGGGTGTTATTTTGAATTGTTGCAGTATATATTCAATGAAATCGCCGACCATACATGGTATGTAAAAAATCATGGCGAGAATAAAGCCTGTCCATGTGCCTTCAGTTTTATAAATATTATTTCTAAATAGTTTGAAAAGAATATTGAGTCCAACAATGACTGCTAAAAATAAAATCATATCTAAAACTGCACTTACCATATATGATGAATATGTGCTCATGGTAGAATATAAATAAAATAAACCGGATATCACTAATACTAGTCCAAATATAAGGCCGAATATAATCATATTATTGTGGACTGCATCTATGCTTTTTCCAAAATTAAAATAAATTCCTGCTGCTATAAAAACCGGTATTAATACCGTAAATGTATAAATATATGCTTTACTAGTTAATGCCGAAGGTTGGTCGGCGACAGTAAATAAAAATATGGCGATGAAAATTATAATAAATCCTATTATCGCATTTTTCATTAAACTACTTTTAATCTCTTTTCCTGTATCTAAAATTGGTATCATTTTTTGAATTTCGCCAAATATAGTTTCAGTAGTTTCAGCCATAATCTAGAATATGGCGATATTATAAATTCTCGATTGTCGTTTTTCTTCCATGGCATTCACGGCACATTGCGACTAAATTATCTATATGGTTACTTCCGCCATATTCTAGTCGTATTTTATGGTCTACTTCAAACCAAGCCGATAATTGTTCCCCACAATCCCCGCATTTCCAGTTTTGTCTGGCGGCCACGAATTTCTTTTTTGTTTCACTAACTGACCGTTTGGTCGCTTTTTTGCCTTGACCTAAATTAGATGTGCCCGAGCTCATTATCCGATTTTGTGATACAGATTCACGGGATTGATGAGCCAAATCGGCTATAGGAAAATTAATATCGCTATGTCCGCCCCCGAAATCGTGTTTACTCGTAAAATCGAGTATGGGCGATAACATACTGCTCGTATTACGGTCTATCGGTAAATATTTGATATAATCATTTGATGTGGATAATATTTGTCTAGCATTTAATGGATTCTTTTTCATCACATAAAAAATAAAAAGGGCACCTACTGCGACCCCAGCCATTTGGTAGTATTTTTTATTAGCGAGAGCCAATTTCACATATTTACCTTCTGTGTATATATTGGCTATAATACCACTGGCTACTAAAAACAATATTATTTCTATACGCATAATTTCAGTATATATTATGTGTATAATTTTCTTTCTATTTTCTATTTTTGGGAGAATAGAACTTCTTGGGTAAACGCATAAATACATTCAACATCTTCTCTAGTGTTTGATGGACTTCAACCGACTTTTCTCGCTCATGCATACGGACAAATGCAGCAGTCAACTCATATCCAAAATTGCGGATTTTATATTGCGACGTCAAATAGTAAGATTTGGAATAATATTCGGTGTAATAATCATAAAATCTTCGGCTATGCATATCCATATATTCTTTATCACGGTCAAAATTATATTTCGTATTATTGAATGAGTTGTAAAAATGTTGTCTATAGTGTTCAAATAAGCGAAAACTGGTTAAATATATTTTTTGGGCATAATATTCGTTGGAGCCTAAAGATGTGCGTAAACTCGTTTTTTCTTCCCAAAATTGACGTTGTTTTTCGTCATATGCATTGATATCTTCGGCTTCATCAATAATAAAATGTAATCGGCCATAATTCAAATGTCGCAAAATCTCTTTCCAGTCCATCGTAGATAAAATAACTGGAACGCGTTCTATTTTGTCTTGCGTCAATAATCGGTCTAATTCAAATCTTATTTTTGGGTCCATGAATTCTATAATATAGTTCACGCAATCCATGGGCAGGCGAACGGTGAGCAGATTTTCCATACGTTTTCGTTTACATTCGGCGACTTCTCTTTCGCGTTGTCTTATACGGCGTTTAGTCCGTTTTTCGCGGGTTTTATTATCATTCAATGATTCTCTCAAGTCTTCAGCGGATATGCCGTATTTTCGGGCGATTTGGTTCAATGGTGATACGGTATTTACACTGGACTTCATTTGTATTGTTCATGAGAATGATATACTTTTTTGAAATACTTTTTACATTCAATTTTATGAATAAAACATGTAACATAGCAAAATACCAATCAAAATCGCGACAAGATGTATTATATTGGAATTGAATCGACTAGTATCTAATACCGAAACGGGTTTCGGCAAATATTCATTCATATATTTATCAATCCCCGCATACAATGAGACTTCGTCTTTTCCCAAGAATGCATTCATTTTATTATGTATAAAATGAGTCCAACGAATAAATGAATCGCGATTATCCAAATAAGGCGTCACCGGATATTTATTTAGCATTGCACTAAAATTATTGCTCAATTCGGCATCTGGAATAAATATAGGCAAATTCTGTATAAAATCGTAATATTTGCGTTTACTTACTGCATTTGGCTGGTCGGGATAAGAATGAGCAATTGTATGTATAAAGAACCAATAATGCGGACCCCATACATTTGGGTCAAATCTCATCTTCATTTTGTAGCAAAGTATATAGAAAGAACTGAATATATAATACGAGATATATCGTAAATAATAATAATAATGAATGATAATTATTGCAATAATTGCGGAAGACAAGGACATAATTATAATAATTGCAAAATACCGATAACTAGTATTGGTGCTATCGTTTTACGAAATAATATATTGGGCGAGAATGGTAAACCGGCGATAGAATTCCTAATGATCCGACGAAAGGATACTTTAGGATATATTGATTTTATACGGGGAAAATATTCAGTATATAACAAACATTATATAATGAATATGCTAAAGCAAATGACTATCCAAGAAAAGGAATGTTTAAAAACGATGAATTTTGATAAAGGTTGGTATGAAATATGGCGTGGTAATACGATATCATCGCAATATAAAGCCGAAGAAGGTCAATCCAGAGAAAAATTCAATGCATTAGTCGCGGGTATTGTTGTTAAAAATGATTACTATAATTTGACTGGTTTATTAGAAGAGAGTTCTGCTGATTTTTCCGATAATTCTTGGACTGAACCGGAATGGGGATTCCCAAAAGGTCGCCGAAATTACCAAGAAAAAGATTATGAATGTGCTTTGCGTGAGTTTACCGAAGAAACGGGGTATTCATCTCAGAAACTGATTAATGTGCAAAATATTTTACCATATGAAGAGACCTTTATGGGGTCAAATTATAAATCATATAAACATAAATATTACGTCATGTTCATGAAATACCAAGATAGTTTGGATAATGTTGATTTTGAAAAATCTGAAGTTAGTGCTATGGAATGGAAAACATACGATGAATGTATGAAATCTATTCGGCCATATAATTTAGAAAAGAAACGATTAATTACTGATATCTATAATGGACTGACTAAATATCAATTATTTGCTTTGTGATATTCTATCTGGTTCATCGGTTTATGTGTAAAAATAAACGGCATATTTTGGTAATCATATGATGATACTATTACACCTTTGGACATTTAAAATGGGACAACTTTAAGTGGTTTCAATGTGAATAAATTACAATAAATATACATAAAATTATTTAAAAATTATATGTATATATTTAGTAAAATGGATAATAATATTGGTGAAATTATAAATGAGAATGAAACGTTAAAACAACGTGTAAATGAACTTGAAGAACGATTAAAAAAATATACAAGTGGTAAAAATCACAAGAAATATTATGAAAAAAATAAAGAAAAAGTTATGAAAAATGGAGCCAATTATTTACATAAATTAAAAGAAGAAAATCCTGATAAATTAAAGGAATATAGAAGGCGAGCATATTTGAAAAGAAAAGAAAAATTAGAAAAGGAGAAAAATGAAAATATTTAGGAATAAATAAATGTGCGGAAAACTATTTAAAATAAAAATGTTTAGTAAGTATATAGGATGGAAAATCCAAAAGAGAAACCGCCTGAGTTTTACAAATCAACCAAGACCTCGCTGAAAAGCATACTGAAACACCCTGAAATAAACACACAGAAAATTAACGATGTAGTCATCAAGGCACACAAAATCGTTATTCATACCTTACAATTTCTAAAAATGTATATTCTTCATCATTACCAAACATACTCTCATACCATACCTATTATTGATAAAGTTTTGATTTTGAATGTTATGAAGGTTGTTTGTGGCGAAAAACATACTAATCAAGGAAGATTACCCAAAAAAGAAACATTAGAACTCATAGAGAACCTTACCTCATTCTATACAGAGCACTACAACCCATATACGCAACCAGAGCAATTAGATTATGAATATATGAGTAATGTGCTTTCTTACTTATGTGAAGACATTATAACGATGTATGAAAATAACATACAATTGCATTATGTGGATTATGTGGAACGATTTGTAAATGTTGTTTGGAAAAAGAAGATGCTGGTTGATAAGATACGAAAAATATTTCCTACCAAAAAAGAGCGAGAAGCACGAATTAGACATTTGGAAAAGGAACTGCGAAAAATAAAGAATGATTTGTTGAATGTAGATAGTAATATTGACTACATATCACATCCGCATTATCATCAATGGATTACTCAACAAAAGAAACATATTCTACCTGATAAAGAGAAGTTCCAAAAGCAAAGCATCTATTATGATTTGAAATGTAAACCGATGGATTATTTACCCTGTATGATTGCAATGATGAAACAAGTTGAAAATGACGAGGAAACAATTAGTAATGTTTTTCCATTACGAAGTAGTATATCACCTGGTTATATTCGGTTGGATACAATTACATTAGTATATTTGCTTTTACGAAAAGAGCAAGGAAAGAAAGGTGATTACAACAATCAAGGCAATACAAAGAAACACGAAGATAAAATATGGAAGTTCTTTTTTCGCACAGAAAAGAAGGTATTTCGTAAGAATGATTTTTCTTTCCATCATATGATTTCTACGGATGGAGTAGGAGTTTCTGTATTATTTATTCGTGATGATTTGGTTGGAAAGCGATTACCAAATGCGAAGAAAGGTGTATCAAAAGAATTGTATATTGATGAATTGAATGATTATTCTGGTTTACAAGACAAGAAGATTGTGGGCGTCGACCCGGGTAAAGAAGATTTGATTTATTGTGTTGATGGTGCTTCCAAAGATGCAAATGTATTTCGGTATTCACAAAACCAGCGAAGAAAGGAAACCAAGATGAAAAAATACAATAATATCATATTGGGAATGAAAACCAATAAAATACAAGGAAAAAGTGTCATTGAATATGAAACCGAGTTATCTAATTACAACCGCAAGACACTTCAAATAGACAAATTCAAGACATACATAAATGAGAAGAACCGAATAAATAATATATTATTTGGATTTTATGCGAAGCATTTGTTTCGTAAATTAAAATTTGGTAAGCATATCAATATCAAACGCAACGAACAACAAATGATTAGTAATTTTAGGAAGATATATGGTAATCCAGATGAGGTTGTTATTTGTATAGGTGATTGGGAACAACGCCAACAAATGAAATACAAAGAACCAACATTAGGCGTAGGAATGAGAAGTTTGCTTCGTAAGAATAAATATAAAGTTTATTTGGTTGACGAGTTTAGGACGTCTTGTAAATGTTCTAATTGTGATGGAGGAGTATGCGAGAAGTTTATGGTAAGAAAAAATCCAAGACCAAAACCAAAGAAAAATAAGGAAAATCCAAAGAAACAAAGAAAATATGATGAAATGCGGTTGGTTCACGGGCTACTACGCTGTAAGAGCGGTTGTGGTGAGTGGAATAGAGACCGCAATGGTTCATCAAACATCTACAAGATAGCATATCAAGCAATACATAATTTAGAAAGACCAAGTTATCTATGTAGAGAAATCAAAAGTAATCAAGCAGTTTTACCGAATTGCTATAAACAAAATATACTACAAGTCAGTAAAGACTAAACTTTGAACCTCTTTATTATGGGATTTTGTCCCATTTTAAATGTCCAAAGGTGTATACGAATATATCTAGGCACTGCCCGAATACAATTTTGAAATACTGTTTGCGAAAATCGCATCGTGTATAATAAATATATAAATTTATATTTATTATATAACTACACAATGAATGAACCTGAACCAATTGTAACACTAAAAAAATCTAATATAACACGTAAAAATGTGGCTCCTATAATTTTACCTGACCCTAATCTTGGCTCTATACAAGAACCTTTACAGACAAATCCTAATGTTAAAGTTGCTAAAACCCGATGCAAAAAAGGCACACGAAAAAACAAAAAAACTGGTCTATGTGAGCCATATGTTCAAAAACAAGGTATTCTTGATGCTAGCCCTAACCTTAGTCCGAATACTAAAGTTGACGTAGATGTTGAACCTGAACCCAATATCGCAGCAGAGTCTTCAATTATAGAATCTATATCAACCATGGTTGGATTAACTACACCAGCACCAGCATCAGCATCATCACCAGCAAAAGTAGAAGATGTAGTAGAAGCATCAAAAGTAGAAGATGTAGAAGCATCAAAAGTAGAAGATGTAAAAGAAGTAAAAGAATCATCTTTAGCTCCCAGCACGCTTCATATACCTGAATCTATTGCTAATAAATCTATTACTGATGATAAACTTAATCCAAAGAGAAAACGTAAAATTATAATATCACAACCAGCAATTTTACCACCAGTCAAAGAAAAAGAAGAAGAAAAAGAAGAAGAAAAAGAAGAAGAAAAAGTCAAATCCGACCGCCCTTCCGACCGCCCTCTCCCCGAAATCACCGACGAATTCAATTTAGAAGACCATCTTGGACAAATTGACCCCGAATCAAACGAATATTTAAAAGAAAAAGAACGCGTTGAATATAAATATAATGCCGAAAATTCATCTACTGACTATAATTTTTTATATCCCGAATTAAACGACCCAAATTTCAATATCAAAATCGCCAAGAGAAAGGAATTCAATGATACCAAATACGACGGCTCTATACAAAATATCAAAGAGTACGCCGAAC